AGCGGGGGCAAATGGATCCGCAGGAGCAACAGGTGCAGCAGGCCCGCAAGGCCCAGCTGGGTCAAATGGATCCGTAGGCGCAACAGGTGCAACAGGCCCACAAGGACCAAGCTCAACTTTTGATGGCGGAACAGTGATAAATGGAGTTCAATTTAATTCATATGCAGCATTTGAAACTAGTTCTAACGAAGGATGGTTTAGTGCTTTCTATCCATTTTCTGATATAACTTATAACTTAGGCACCTCTAGCTTCAAATGGAATAATATTTTTAACAGAGTTGCAACTATCAACACGTCAGATCAAAGAGAAAAGAAGGAAATAGAAACTTCAGACCTAGGTCTAAACTTCATAAAAGATTTAAACCCAGTTTCATTTAAATTTATAGTAGGACAAAATAAAGAGGTTTTGGATCAAGATGGCAATAATATTATAGATGATAACGGAAAAGCCGTTGTAGAGCCAGAACCAGGGTTAAGACATCATTATGGACTAATTGCTCAAGAAGTTAAAACAGTTTTAGATTCACATACAAATAAAGATTTTGCTGGATGGATTTTAATGGATAAAAATGATCCTTTATCTGGACAAGGTTTAAGATATGGTGAGTTTATTTCTCCATTAATTAAAGCGGTACAGGAGTTATCTTCGCAAGTTGAAGCGCTACAGCAAGAAATAAATCAGCTAAAGAATCAGTAGGCTAATGTCATATAAAGCAGCGGTACTTTATGATTATCCAATAGCATATTATCCATTAGATGATTTAACAACAGTCGATCTAGTAGATACCTTTACTGCTTTTTTGGCACAATTTGACACATATCAAGATGTTTTAGATAACATATCATCATATGCAAATATCTATGGAGACATTGCCTATGATCATTCTGGATGTGAAAATGATGGAAATTACATCGGAGATCCCGCCCCAGATTTAATACCACTTGTGGCGGGGAACAGTAGGGCAACTAATATAAGAAATAATAATTCAATTGTATATACAATTAAGAATGACTATACTGCTACTGCAACAACTAGCCAATTTGGAACAGCACCATCATCGGATAATGATTTTACAATAGAATTTTGGTTTTATCCATCATTTACTACGACAACAGAAACCCCATTAGTAGCAGATACTATAAGTGATATTGGTGTATTTTATGAAAAAGGAAATATTACATTTAAAGTTAATACTGAATCAATTACATATACCTTGCCCTATATTAAAAAATCATTTTATGTGATATGTAAATATAATCAAGAATCAATTTCTTTATATATAGATGGCATACTGGTGGCAAGTAAAGAGTTAACAAATTTTATATTTTCTAATTCGTCTGTTGCATTTCAGTCTGGCCCGACAAGCTCAGCATCTGATTATTTTTTAATAAATAGCGTTGCTTTTTATAGATATACTTTGTCTGATCAAGCAATTAACTATCATATGCAAGAAGCTTTGACTCTTCCGCCCATAAATGTGTCTGAGCCAGATGGCGGAGAGTTATTTGAAATATATGATAACGATGCGTCAACAGTTCACAGATATCTTTATCCAGTAGATAGATCTTGGTTTGAAATAGTTACAGATGGCGTAGATTATAATATAAGTGGTAATTATTTACAAATGACTCCCACCACTACGCAGACTTCTAGCACGGTTACTATAGATGATTTTATATCTATAGCATCGGCGGCTACAATGGATTCATCAAAAATAGAATGGTATGGAGATAATGGAATATCCGTTTTAGTTAGCACAGATGGAATCACATATGTTGCTTGTACAAATGGAAATCAAATTCCAGGATATGATTTAAATTCATTTGGGACATTAAATGGATTATATGTAAGAATAGTATTTACATCATCTGATACTTCTAAATATTTACCTAGACTATATAAATTGGCTTTTAGTTTTTATAATAATCAAACTTTGTATTCTGAAAATGGAAGTTCATTTATATCTACTTTGGAAAATGACGCAGCAGTGTCAAATTATAATATTACTTTTGGCACCCAGACAAAAGATATTTTAACTAGAGACTACTGTAACGGTTTAAAAACAATTGTTGATTCTGGATTTCAAATAACAACTACAAAAGGTATTAATACCGTAGAATTTTTCTATACACCATATGCGTTAACGGCAAGCGGATTAATATCAACTGTTGCTGCCAATGGTTATGCCGCTTCAAATATATCATGGAATGGTCTGGGGGCAATTTCAAAAACCAATATATCTGCTTTATATGTTAATGGAATAAATAAGACCTCAGCGACCAATATCTCAAATATATTTAGAGATGACCAAATGCACCATGTAGTTGTAGTATTTTCTTCGGCGGTATCAAATGAAATTAGATTTAATTATTCTTTAGCTGGTTCAATTCCAGCCCTATATCAATATATAGCAATATATGAATCTCAATTTACAAATACCTTAGCAGCAGGTCATTATGACCTATATATTCGCAGATCTACTGTCTCTCAAACCGATTCTTCTACCCCACTTGTGACAGAAGACGGTGCAGAATTCTATAATAATGACTGGCTAGTGATACAAAGCGTATAATTTTGTCACATTGCCTGACAAAAAGCTGGACTTTGGCGGGATAGAGTGGTAAAATAAATACCTATGGAGCTTAAAAAGAAGGGCATAAAGGTTGGGCCAGAAGAAACAACTCTTGGTATTTATGTTTGGCAAATGCCTGATGGACGATGGATTGGCGACGATGAAGGCAACTTTTTATCTATAACCTCCATGAAAGGCAATAGGGCTCGCATTGATGCTCTTGCACGGGAAGTAAGATCTTATGGCATTTATGAAGGAGAACCAGTTTTCCTATCAGGAAGCAGAAAGATTGATGACGAAGAATTTGAATATCAGCAACAAAGGTTAAAGTGGGGCCTAACTCCAGATCCACTAGACATAGGTGTTTATAAAGAAGAGACACGGAAGGCACAAAATAATGGCAATGTTCGAAGAAGATAACGATATTGACTCTGGCGTAAAGGCATTTACTGCCTCAGATTTTCACATTCCATCTGCTAGCGTAGTAAAGACAACAGATGTATTTATGGTGTCTGGAGAAGAACTACAGAAGATATCAGGACTTGGCGCTTCTTTTCGCCGTAAGATGAATCGCAATATGCAGAAGAGATTTGTTGGTATTGAAGGCGTAGAGACACAACAAAATCTTCTTGCACAGGCCATTACTGGCTATGCAATGTTTGACCTTATTGAGCCTCCATATAATCTTGAGTATCTGTCACATGTCTATGAAATTTCTCCATACAATTATTCTGCAATCAATGCTAAGGTTTCAAATATTGTTGGATTAGGATTTGACTTTATTGAGACTCGTAAAACAATTGATGCGATTGATGAGATTGATAATGATGTGCAGCTAGAGCGGGCACGTAGAAAGCTTGACAGAATTCGTCAAGACCTACATGAGTGGTTAGAAGATTGCAATGAGGAAGAAACATTTAAAGAAACCCTAATTAAATTTTATACAGATGTTGAAGCGACAGGAAATGGCTATCTAGAAATTGGCAGAACAACTTCTGGCAAGATCGGATATATAGGACATATACCATCAAAGACAATGCGTGTTCGCCGTCTTCGTGACGGCTTTATTCAATTGCTATATGGCAAGGCCGTATACTTCCGTAACTTTGGAGATCAGGAAACTCCTAATCCAATTGCCGATGGCAGCGATAGGCCAAATGAGATTATTCATTTCAAGAAATATACTCCACGCAATAATTATTACGGTATTCCAGATATTGTCGCTGCCGCAAGTGCGATGGCAGGAAACGAATTTGCAGGTAAATATAACTTAGATTACTTTGAGAATAAGGCTGTCCCAAGATATATTATTACAGTCAAGGGTGCAAAGCTTTCTGTAGAATCGGAACGTAAGCTTCTGGAATTTTTCCAGGTTGGTCTTAAAGGAAGAAATCACCGCTCACTTTATATTCCTCTTCCAGCAGATACACCAGATACTAAAGTTGAATTTAAAATGGAGCCAATCGAAGCGGGAAGCCAAGAGTCCTCATTTAATGTTTATCGTTCAGCAAATAGAGATGAAATATTAATGGCACATCGTGTCCCAATTTCTAAAATTGGTAGTCCCCAAGGAATTTCTTTGGCTAATGCTCGTGATGCAGATAAAACATTTAAAGAGCAGGTATGCCGTCCAATTCAGGAAATTCTAGAAAAGAAATTAAATAAAATTGTTGAAGAAATGACCGATACTCTTCAAATTAAATTTAATGAGTTGGCCCTCACAGATGAAGATACTTTGTCTAAAATTGATGAGCGTTATTTAAGGATGCAGGTAATTACCCCAAATGAAGTTCGTATTCGCAAGGGTATGGCACCTATGGAGGGTGGTGATGAGGTAGTTCAATTAAAGCCTCAACAGCAGGCGGAAGTAAGAGCCCAAGCTGGAAATACCAGAACCAGAGATCAGGCAAGAGAAAATAATTCACCTGATATTTCGGGGGAAGCCAGAAATCCACAGGGCGAGGGCAGACAAGTCGAGTAATATTACTCAACTGATTATTTGCCTTATATATAATAACGTTATAAAATTAAGCATATGAATATTGGTAAATCTTTATGGTCTTCAAATGGCGACAGCATCAATTTGTCCGTGCCATTCACGAAAGTCAATCGTGAAAAGCGCACGGTTTCTGGTTTTGCTACGCTAGATAATTTAGACCAAACTGGAGATGTTGTCACCCAAGATGCATCTTTAAAAGCGTTCGAATCTTTCCGTGGCAATATTCGTGAAATGCACGGATCAAATGCAGTTGGGAAGATGGTTTCATTTAAGCCAGAGACATACTATGATCCAGAGAAAAAAGAATTTTACAACGGCGTTTATGTAGATGCATACATTTCAAAGGGTGCACAGGATACATGGGAAAAGATTTTGGACGGAACCCTACAAGGATTTTCAATTGGCGGAAAGATA